GACAACGAGCCAAACATTTCTAGAGCTGGAAATACAGGTGATTCTTATAAAATTACTTATGTAGATAATACAATTAAATCTGAAGACCAAGCAGGATATACACACACAAGACCTCGCACAACAAGAATGTTAAAGAAATTTACTTATGCCTGGAATGGTGTTTCCGAAGATGATGCAGAATCATTAAGAAATTTTTATGAAAAAGTCGGTACATATAAAAGTTTCTTATTTGATGATTATATTACAGAGAAAACATATGAAGTAAGATTCAACGAGCCTTTAAACATGCAAGAAGATTATCCATACGGATATCATTTTGCTATAACCTTCAACGAAGTATGAGAGGTGAAAAATTATGTTAGACCTTTCTCAGGCTGCAAAAATAGCGTCAAATCAATTAGAATCTGCCGTGCCTTGGCTTACATTTCTTACGATAACTTCTCCAGATACAGAAACAATTTATATTGTTCGCAATAACGAGGATATCATTTGGAATGGAACTTTATATACAAGATTTCCAGTTGAAATAGATACATTAATGAACGATGACGGTAAAACACTAAATTCTGTTAATTTAAAGGTTTCCAATGCAGGTAAAATAATTCAAGATGCTATCCAATCATATAACGGATTATGTGATGCCGAAGTACAAATCGATGTTGTATACATGGAAACACTCACTAGAAATAAAAATGCGGTTCCATATATAAATATCGAACCGGAAGATACATTTTCATTTATCGTTACCCAGACAACATATGATGAACAATGGGTAACATTTAAACTTGGAGCAAGAACTACTTTAGCTCATGGATATCCAATGCATAAATTTTACTTAGAATATTGTCCATTTGTTTTTGGTGATATTAGATGCGGATATGCAGGTGGAGGAGAACCTTGTAAAAATACTTTATCAACTTGTAAAATTTTGGAAAGGTTTGGTGGTTCCTTTGGTATCAATGGATAATTTCTCTAATAAAACAACACTAAAAGATTTATTTAAATATATTGGAATTCCTTTTGTTGATAAAGGTGATTCATTCGATGGAATAGATTGTTGGCATCTAATCAAACTTTTCTATAAGAATGAGTTGGGAATTGAGTTGAATGATTATTATATTTCGGCTTTAGATACAGAAAGTATTAATAAAGCATTAACTGATGAAAAAGAAAAATCAAAACAAAATCTAAATGAATGGATTGAAATAGATAAACCAGAACCTTATTGTTTAGTCTTAATCAATTTAATGAATGATAAAAATATCTTCTGTGACCATATTGGTGTTTGCATAGATAATACATATTTTCTTCATGCTTATGCAAAAACAGGTTCATGTTTGGGAAGATTTTCACGGTGGAAATCTCATATAAAAGGTTTTTATAAATTAAATAGAAGTTGGTACGATTTGAAAGAGAGGTGAAATTAATTGATATTACATTATATAAAAGTAAAAAATCCATTTCATATGGAAGAAAGCACAAAAGATGAATTATATCATACTGGTACAGAACCATTATCAAATTTTATAAAGGGGAAAGAGAAAACACATCTTTTCTTTTTGAATGGTAATGAAGTTAAACCTGAAAATTATAAGAAAACTTATATTTCCGACGATGATTATTTAGTTGAAATGCCTAATATCGGTGGTGGTAAATTTTTCAGGTCTTTATTAGCTTTTGTTGCGATGGCCGCTTTAGCGTGGTTTTCCGGTTCAATCGTTGCTACTGGTAAATTATTTGGATTAGCACATGCAACTTTAGGTACATATTTAGCTGCCGGTGCAGTAATGATGATTGGAAGTAGAATTATTAATGCTATCTTTCCTCAAGATGTTCCATCATTTGATTTTGGAACTGAAACAACAAATAGATCATATACATGGAATCTACCACAATTATCAACTGCTTCAGGTAATGTTATTGGTGAAACTTTTGGTGAAGTAATTCCTGCCGGTCAGTTATTATTAACTCATATTACAACTGATAATAATATTCAGTATTTAAATGTTCTTGTTTCTGGTGGATATGGGCCAGTAGATGAGATTTCGGATATTCGATTGGATAATACTCCAATTGATAATTTTGCAGATGTCGATATTGAAACAAGACTTGGTACTAATAATCAAGAACCAATTTCATTTTTCCAAGAAACTCCACAAGATACAGAAGTCAATATGACGTTAAAATTAAATTCATCTATCACGCGATCTACTTCAAATAATAGATGTAAAAAATTATCTGTATTAATAGATTGCCCAAGTGGGTTATATCATGTAAATGACCAAGGAAATAATACTTCATTAACGGTTTCTTTCAGAATAGAATACAAAAAATCTGGAACTAATGACCAATGGATTGAAGTTGGCACTTATTCACTAACTGGAAATTCTTCTGATGAAATTACGAGAGAATATCGGTGGGAAGCAGCTGAAGAAGGGAAATATGATGTAAGAGTTACTTTAACACAAGCTCCAAACTCTAATAGAGATGTTTCTACAACTGTATTTAAATATATTACCTCTTATTTAGACCAAGCTTTTTCTCATCCCAATCAGGTTCTTATCGGTTTTAAGATGAAAGCTTCAAATCAATTATCCGGTAATTTACCTAATATCTCCTGGAGACAAAAGAGAAATAATGTATTAGTATATAATCCAAATACAAACCAGTACGAAGAAAAACCAGCTAATAATCCAATCTGGGCTGCTTATGATATACTACATCACTGCAGGCAATTATACAATATTAATACTGAACAATATGAGTATGTCGTATACGGTTGCGACCATGAATGCTTGGATAAATATTATGAACAATGGGAAGGCGCTGCATTATATGCAGATGATTTAATTTTAAATAATGAGAATGAATATGAAAAGAGATTCCAATTCGATTATTTTTATGCTAATGAGTTGAAACGATATGATGCTGCACAAAGAGCTGCTACCGTTGGACACTCTTGTATTTTAATCCATGGAAATTATTATGGAATCATTACAGATAAACCTTCTCCCGTCACTCAGATTTTCACCAATGGTAATATTACTAAATCAACGATTCAAGGCTCATTTAATGCAAAAGAAGATAGAGCACGTTCAGTCGAAATTACGTATAATGATGTAGAAAATGATTTTAAAAATACTCAGTTCTGTTTACGTTCTCCTTCATTCAACCAAGACAATGATAACACGGCGAAATTAACATTATACGGTGTTTCCAGAAGAACTCAAGCATTTAGAGAAGGAATAAGAGCATTAGCAACAAACGAGAGACAATTACAGACATTAGATTTGCAGACAGATATAAATGGCATTTGCTGTGAGTATGGCGATGTAGTTGGATATTCTTCTGAAGTTTCTAACATCGGTGTTGCTTCTGGACGTATTGAAAGAATTTATAAAGATGGTAGTGTCTTAGTTGATACAGAACCTGCTTATACGGAAAATAAAGAATATCAAATAAAAATTTCTCATAAAGACGGAACTATCCAGACAAGAAAATTAGTAATTAACTATAAAAATAATATACGAAGAGTAATGCCAAAGACGCCGTTTGATCCAGTTCCAGAGAAACATGATGTATATACAATTGGAGAAGTTGATAGAGTTGTAAAACCATTCCGCGTTGTTGGAGCGAAATTAAACGGCGATTTAAAAGTAACATTAAAATTAATTGAATATGATGAAGCGATATATGCAGATGATTGGGATTATACAAATTATCCAGATATAAATTATTCTGCAACACTACCGTATACAGATGTTATTACTAGTATTACTGCCACACCAAATTATTACACGGCATTGAATGGAGCTGTTTCTGCAGATTTAGTTGTACATTTTACAATAAGACAAGCATATGTAATGCCAGAGAGATATTTAATAATCGCCACAGATTCCACTGGAAAATCTATTCAAGTAGAAACGATGGATACAGATGTTTCAATTCCAAATGTAAAAATAGGCGATCAATATACTATCGAAGTAAAATGTATTTACAATATTGCAAGAGTCGGTACTCACTCTATAAAAACTTCAGTACCTGGAAAAACATTTACTCCTGCAGCTGCTACAAATTTAACTTTAGTAGTTTCAGGTGGGTATATTCATGCGACTTGGAATTATTCAGCGTCAAAAGAAGTTAAGAATTATAAAATTTTCTATGGAAGAAATAATGCAACGATAGATAATTGTACTTTATATAAAACTACTGCTTCTAATACTTGTTCAATTCCATATACAACAGCCGGAGATTATATTGTTTATGTTCAAGCAGTAGATGCATTTGATAATGTTTCAAATACAACTTCAGCTACAATTTCAATCAATCTTCCACGAGGCGTATTGAATTTACAAGCAAAAGTAAACTATACTGAATTTAAAACAAATGAACAATATAATATTACTGTCTCGTATACACAACAAAATGTAAATAATACAGCAGATGTTTATATTTCTGATGATGATGGTGAAACATATACGTATGTTGGTACACATCCGAATAATGTTACGACGCCATTATTAGGAATTAATAAAACATATTTATTTAAAGTTGAAGCGAAGAATAATTTCTTTAAATGTGCTTCCAATGATATTAAATATACGAGTATACAAATTGTTTCACAATCTCCAATGCCTAATACTCCACAGAATTTTGTTATCCAGTTGAATAATAATAAATTAACTGGTACGTGGAATATTGTCGAAAACGTGGCGATAGAGTATTATGAATTGAGATATGATACAAATGTTGGTAGCGATGTAAATCTAATTGGAAGAACGCAAGGTAATTATTATCAGTTTTTATCATTACAAAGTCGTACATCTAAAGTATATTTATACGCGCATAGTTATGCAGGTAAGAATTCTTTGCCAGCAAGTTATCAATGTAACTTCCCGACACTTCCAGCGCCTGATGTTACGAAGATTGAAATAAATGTAAAATTCAAAACACTCACAGTGAAAGTTCCACTTATTGCTGCTGCGTTGGGAACAAAAATAAGAATTACTAGCTGGGATTTAGATTTACCTCGTCCAGCTGAATATTTTGATGATACTTATGATTGTCCAAATGGTATTTTAACTGTTAATTTGGAAACAGACATTTATTATGTTTATGCTTGTTATTACGATATGCTTGGAGATGGAGCATGGACAACATATCCAAAGACGGCAGTAATTGATGCTTACTTTGATCCTGCCTGGATTGAAGACGGAAGTATTAGTAAAGAAAAATTTGACCAGCAATTTACCAATGAATATAATACATT